CGTTGGTTTTCTGGTGGGTTATACAATGTCTTAAAGAACTCCTTAGTATTCATAGGCTTATTCTTGTCAGCCGCCTCTAGGACAACTACAGAATTAGAATACTGATTTTGCTCGGTGTTACGCCAATGATACTTGGCACGTTCCAATGCACCGCGCTTGGTATCAGTAATAACAAAATATACAGTCTTGTGAGGATAGAATCTCCAATTCTGAAAATGCTTTTTATCCGTATCATCATAGATACTTTGAGTTTTTAGTTCATTGCACTTGTCACGACCTCGGTCTTTACTGAAAGCACGGATTCTAATATTGTACGTACTAGCCAGTTCATCCTCCTTAAAGGTGAACGGCTTCAGGAAGCTGTAATTACTAGTACCATCACTCAATGGAAACTTGGTGTCAGCAACATATTTTGACACAGCCGTACGCCACAATGGTTCCTTAGCCTTTGTTTCAAGGAACTCTGCACGATCCCACAGATTAGTAAACTTATCAGCCTGACCTGCGATATGCACAGCCAATTGACTGTTCAGTGCCTCAAGTTTACGCTTAATGGATTGTACAGTAGTAGGAATGTAACTCAGACCTTCACGGCTTGCCTGAAAGTCAAGTTCACCAATGTCAAACTCTAGTACAAGGCCGCAGTTCAACAAACTACGCAGGTTACCTAGCGAAGTATCAGCCTGAGGCACATCAATAGGATAAGCAATGTTACCCATAACCGCAATACTGCGGTTTTCTTTACCAGTGTAGTGTACACCCGTGATGATGCTCTCATCCTTGTACGTAGGATCTTGGAACTTGAAATCTTTGTATCCATTAACTACAGGACGCAACTTAAAGTAAACGTAAACGATTTGTGCCTCGTTACGGAACTTATCAAACTCCCAGCGATCCGTTACAGCAAACTTGACCTCGACACCATTGGGTTCTGTGGTGTCACTCTCAGTCATCAGTGCGATACTGGGCACACCTTGATCATTAATGAATGCGGTGTAGATACCCTTACGACCATTTTGAATAGCCGTTACAGTGAAGTTATCCGTATAACTAAATGGAGACTTGCTACCAAGACCAAGGGCACCAATAAAATCGTTAGAACCTGTCTTAGTGCTTTCGAAGTAGGTGGTGTAGATGTTAGTGACTTGAGCATGGCTTAGTCCTGTACCATAATCACGAATGCTGAACCATGGCTCAATTGCATTTGGAAGATGCACATCAAAAGGTGTAGTAGATTTGCCAGCAGCAACATGGCTATCCACAGCATTGCAGGACAACTCACGGATGATAGCACGGATCTTGTTAGCATACAGACCCGAACTTAGAATGTTAAAAGCCTTAGCACTGTTCCGAATACGGAACTCACCGATCTGTCCAACGTTGGACAGAATGGCTTCATTTTGAGGTGCAGTATTAAGAATCATTTTTAATCTCCAGAATCAATTTGATGACTATCGCCACAGTGTTGGCATGTATATTGTGTCAGACACCTACCAACGGTCGTGCCCTTATAAGAGTGAGTACAGGGCACTCCATCTTTGTTCAAGCGAACCTTACCACTAGGCTTTCCAAACATATATTGACCACCGCAGTTATAGCAAGGAAGTGTGTCAGTATCCTTGTCATATCCTGCGTACACATTCTTGTAATGCTCATTAGCCGCAGACCTCCGGCCAGTACCGTTACAGACAGGACACGTTCCGTAATTTAGATTCATGATATCCTTCAATATTGATGGTAGATAACCATATGATCAACATTCGGCACGTTGCCGATAGGACGATATACTTGCATTTCGCCGTCCCATTGATCATGATCGAACAACTTGTCCTCAGGACCAACTGCGGTAAACCTGACTTCCTTACCAGTATGATGACTGCGGACAAAGAATTGACTGGGCATACCAAAGTATTCGCTAGCCAACTTAAGAACCTTGCGGTTCTTGTCAAACTCACAATACTTAAGGTCTACGACAGGAATGCGGGGTTCATCCATAGGAGGCTCGGGATAATGTTGCTGTTCCCACTCTGCTGAAACACGACGAAAATTTCTCAACATGATATTGACTCCGTTTTCTGACTGTGAATGCAGTATATCACCGAACCGATTTATTGTCAAGCGAGGACCACAATCCGTGGAGATTCTGGATTGTCCATGAATGAATTGCCCTGCACTGGAGCCGTAAAAAAATCAGTTTTGAACTTACGATCCTCTACACCTTGCCACACACGCTTGATGAATTGTGCGCGGAATGCACCGTCGAATTGGATAGCAACAACCTTACCAATCATGTAGCAGTCATCAATGCCGTTGAAATCCAAAGACTTAACGATATCGCCTACTTTCATTTTTGCTCCGTTTTCTGACTATGAATACAGTATATCACCTTATGGATTTATTGTCAAATTTTAAATATGGAACAAACCTCATATTTTTCTACGGGAGATAGGTACATATTATCCGTCTTCCTTTTGGGTACTATCTTTATTTCTTCTACAAGGTTGAACCCTTCTTGCTTTGCAATTTCAACCATATCACGGGACATGTACTGATATCTTACATGATGACCCATAACAAAACTGAACACACCATCATCATTCAATAACTTTTTACTTGCAATGACTGTCTTTCGCCAGTAGTTCTCTAACCAATCTGGATATGTTTTGTATAGATCGGTTGATTGTTTGTCGCTGGCGCCATAGATTTCTAAATCGTAGTAAGGCGGACATGAAATCATGTGATCATATTTTTTGTTTATAATTTGATCCATTACTTCACTTGGTGTATGGTGTGTCTCTAATGCATACACATTATCAAATAATGTGTTTTTATTTTGATCTAGTTCATTTTTAATAGTGTGACATTTTTGTAAAACACTATTCTGCACATCCACAATGTCCACAATATCATAATCTAGTGTATCAGCAGCGATTACCGGTACACCCCAAGATGCGGTAGAAAACAGTATGCTACTACTATTTTTTGAATGCTTCTTCAAACATTTCAACAAGTATCTATAAACATTAGGTGAAAAGATAGAAACTAGTTTGCAAGATTTGTTGAAGGTAAGAACTATGTTGGATGATATTTTACCATTGAATATATCTTCAAACAATGCCGGCATGAAAAATGTTTTTCTGATTTTACCATTCAATGTATTGGTTATAGCATTTTTGATAGATAGGTTAATATCTGCATCACCACCACAGATTACAATTTCTTCAAAGCATATGTTTCTAAAGTATCCCGGATTGTTTGGCGTGTTGCAAATCGTAGTATTGTTTACTAGATTTACGTTATCAATGTCTCTAAATTTCTTAGAAGAAAAAGATCCATCATATACTTCGCCCAAGAATTCATCGAGGTGGTGTTCTAAAAAACTATAGATGCTATCTACAAATTTCTCTACATCACCCTGACATAGTTTATATCGTATGTCATCTTCGTCAACTCGTTGCTGCCAAATCTTGTAAAGATTGGTTTTCTTCTTCCATTGATCTTTTGGAAGTAAAACTTGACCGCTTCTTACAAAGTCGATGAATTCTTGTTTTCTAGACATATTACCGATTAGTAATAACCTTGTCAATAAGACCGTAATCCAATGCTTGCTGAGCCGACATAAAATAATCGCGCTCCATATCTTTGGCCAATTCTTTGTATGTCTTACCTTTGCTATTATGCTTGACATAAATTTCAGTCAAACTCTTTTTCATAGCAAGAATTTCTTTAACTTGAATTTCCATATCTGTCGCTTGGCCACGTGCGCCGCCACTAGGTTGATGGATCATGTGGCGAGCATTAGGCAACATATAACGCTTTCCTGCTGCACCTGCTTGAGCAAGCAAACTTCCCATTGAGCAAGCCTGACCCATTACAATAGTCATAATATCGGGTTTGATAAATTGCATGGTATCATAGATAGCCATACCAGCAGTAACACTGCCGCCCGGACTATTGATATAAATGCTGATATCCTTTCCGCTATCTTCACTTTCTAGGAATAGCAATTGGGCAACAATTAGATTTGCCATTTGATCATGCACTTCACCTTCAAGTAAAATTACACGGTCTCGCAAAAGCCGGCTATAAATATCATAACTGCGTTCACCGCGAGAAGTTTGTTCTAAAACGATTGGGACTAGGCTCATAAGTTTCCTTTTGTTAAAATGAGATAAATATACTATAACGTAACTATTATATATGAGATATAACGAATTTGCAAAAACTTTGGTAGAAGATAGTACCATTCCTGCTCCGGTAGCACCTGCTCCAACAACACCTGACGTTACTGCTCCAGTGGCAGCACCTGCTGCTCAACCAGTAGCCAAGACTCAACCCAAACCTAAAGATCCTATAAAGCCCACGCCCCCACCTGAAGCAGAAGCCAACGATAAGCCCTTAACTAAATCTCAGGTAGAACAAGTTCTTAGAACAGCAGGATATGAACAATTTAAAATTAATGGCAATAAGATAAATGTGTTGGTTCAAATTCCTTCTGGACAAAAGAAAAATGAATTTAGACAAACCATATTAGACGAATTGCTCAACGTACTGCAAACAAGTATACCTCAGTTTGATCCACAATATAGCAGCGACCCAGGATTAAGCAGCCTAGGTGGAATAGTGTTTGATAACAGTCCAGTGTCAGTAGTTGTTAAAGATACTGGTAAGCAAGGAGAACAAAGCGCAGGTGTTGCTAATGAATTAGAATTAGCAAGTATCATAGAAAGCGTGGTAGAAGCATATGGATTTGCTAATGTAACATTTGTTGATCCACGTGGTAAAAAGATGACAATTAAAAATTGCAACAACGTTCAAGTTGCAGGAAGAGATACTGCTGATAGAAAGAAAGCGGATGTGATATTGTCTAGCGATAAAAGTTCTTTACCAATCAGCATTAAGAAATTAGATGCTGATATGTGGGAGAGTGCTGATAATTTGTTCGGTGAGCGCGCCAGAGCAATATTAGATCAATTGGTTGCAGATGGTGTAGTTGAACTTAAAAAGATTGGCACACGAAAATTAAAGACAGGATCAGTTGACGTTTATGAATTGAGCAAAGAAATCGTTATGGAACCCACGGAGGAAGAAGCATTAAATGCTATTTTCGGAAATGATTTGAATCCTGAGGGCGGTGTAGTTATTCAAACATTTAAGCCCGAGCATTTCAAACAAGTTAAAAACAACGTAACAGTAGATGCACATGCAGTGATTACTAATGCAGGTGAAATACCAGAAAGCCATTTAATGGTTTGGCTATTAAGAAATGATAGCACTAGAAACGGTGGCTCATTGGGTGTCGCAGGTATCCGTCCATTGGGTGTTACATTGACACGTGGTATTGGTAAAAAGGGAACTAAAGACGTTATCCTAGTTGATCAATTTGGAAACGTTGTTAAAAATCCTAATATCAAGTAATTAGCAACGCCAGTGGTTTTGATTTTGAAACCACTTCTTTATGCTCATTGATTTATTCAATGGTATATTGTGTTTTGCCAATTTGTTTTTAAATTTAAAGAAACTAGGTCCGTGACTCATTAATGGCTCACGACCTAATTGCATTCTTTCCAAACTTTCTATATCCCATTGATACTGATGACACATTTCATGTGCTAATACAATAATTAACCATTGTTTGCAATACCATTTATCTGAAAGTCTTATAGTACAATTGGATTTACCTTCGACTGGGTAATAGTTTTTTGCTATACAATAGCCCCAATATCTTCTGCACCTGCCCATTATCTCTATATGCGGTATAGGTAATTTATCATTGAAAATCTCTTTGTTAATGAGTTTAAATAATGATATTACTTCTCTGCGGGAAGTCCTATACGATAACCTTTTTTGGTAGGTTATGTTCGGTAAGTTCTCACTCATCAGTTGATAAAGTTGACTTTTTCTCGACATAGTGTATTTATAATACTAATTAATTTGGTTTTTGTACAAGACTTAGGAAAAAAACCCGATTAGATTGTACCTATAAATACTTTTATGAAAATTGGATTTGACCTTATAAGTGATTTAAATTTAACTCAGGATGACGTTTTTAACTGGGAGGGTAAAGCCACTAGTTTATACTGTATTATAGCCGGAAATATAAGTTCCGATCCTAGAGTAGTAATACTAGTACTAAACCATTTGGCTAGATTTTACCAGGGTATATTCTATGTTCCAGGAGAACTAGAATTTCAAGATTGTGATGATTTTGACAAAAGGTTAAGAGAACTGGGAAGATATTGCAAAAAAATTAGAAACGTTGCTTTATTACATCACCACGTGGTTATCATCGATGGTGTAGCAGTATTGGGTGCCAACGGTTGGATAACAGATAGACTCACACAATCATACGATAAAATCCATGATCAAAGATTGCAAGACTTTATGTATTTGCGTAATTCAATTGAAAAATTACAAAAACATCTAGATGTTAAAAAAATATTACTAATCTCTAGTTCAGTTCCTGCTCATAAACTTTATTTTGGTGAGATGAATAAAGAAATTGAATTATTGCCTGAATTAAATATGACCCTAGTTATGGATTCAGAATCTAAAGTTTCGCATTGGGCTTTTGGCACGTATAAAAAAATAGTTGACACCACCATCGATAATGTCAACTATATTAGCAACCCTTATATAAGAAATATTCCTTATTGGGCTAGACGTATTGATATAGAAACTTAATCTTCTGCTTCTACTTTAATTTGAAGGGGATACCCCTGTGCTCTGGCTTCCAAAGTAACTTCAATTCCTTTTTGTTCAGCAATTTCATAGGGCAAAATTGCAACAACTGCACTCCCGTCATTATGAATATTTTCAGTAATTGACATGGCTGTATCAGAATTATAATTAAAATAGTTAACTAAACTGCCAACAACAAATTCCATAGATGTTACATCATCATTCATGTAAATGATTTTAAACAAAGGTGGTTCTTTGAGGCTAAGATTAGGTTTGATTTTTACTTTGGTTTCAGTTTTTGACATATTAATTTTCCCTAAGAGTGTGCAGCATACGCTGCACACTGGCTATTATATTATTTATTATAAGTAATAGCAATTTTCTTGGGTTTTTGTTCTTCAGGAACTACACGCTCCAGCATGATGCGCAAAATCCCGTCAGTTGCCTCAGCTCCTTTAACCTCTACATGGTCTGCTAGAGTCCATGTACGCACAAAATTACGGGCGCTGATTCCGCGATGCAAGTACTCTACGCTAGAATCAATATCGACACTCTGTTCTCCGCGAACAGTCAATTGATTTTTCTCAACTTCAACGTCGATATCTCCGTTTTTAAAACCTGCAACCGCAAGTTCAATAGTAAACTTATCTTCACTATGTTTCACAACATTGTATGGTGGATAGTTTACATTAGATTGTGTATTGGTATGCCGCATCAGATCATCAAACATACTGTCAAAACCGACAGCGAATTTGTGTAGTGAGGGAATATCAAGGGAACGAAGGGTTAACGAATTTGTCATTTTTTCTCCTTTCATTAAGCAAGAATGACTATGTTATAGACCCGACCATCGGCGTCTACGACATTATTTAGTTTATATATTTTTCGTAAAAAAATATACTATTTTGGTTAAAATAGTTTTTTAGGTAACTTTTGACTTTGAAGATATCTATTCCAACGCTTCTTTGCCTGTGCTTTGGCTATCTTCCTACGAACAGTGGGAGGTTCGTAAAATTGTTTAGATTGTATCTCTTGTAAAATGCCATCATCATTTATTTTCTTTTTAAATCTACGCATGGCTTTTTCAAAATCATCGTTATAAACGATGACTTTTTTTCCGGATAAATTCATAACAGCGCCTTTGGATTAACAACAAGTTCCTTGTCAATATTTATCTGTTTGATACCATTGTTGAAGTATTTTGCAATATTAAACATATGTGGCATCAATACTCGTTCTACTTCAGTGTGCAATCCACGCGCACCTGTTTTCAAATGTAAACAGTTGTCTACTATTTGTTCTAAACTTGAAGTCTCAAACATTAGATCAACCTTGTCCAACGAAAACAGATATTGATATTGTGTAATATAATTATTTTTAACATCTGTCAGAACTTTTAGCAATTCATTACGTTCCAAATCAGACAATACCACTGAAGTAGTAAAACGACCGATGAATTCAGGAATCATACCAAATCTTGTCAGGTCATCTGGGCCGACATTTTGTAATTGCACATCATCAGTAATGCTCTTTACTTCAGCACCGAAACCAATGGTTGTTCCTTTTATTCGGGTTTTGATGATATCGTTCAATCCTACAAAAGCGCCGCCGGCAATAAACAAAATGTTTTTCGTGTTTACTTCTAGCATCTCACCGCCTGGATGTTTTCTGCCGCCGCCGGCTGGAATACGGCATGTCGTACCTTCAACTAGTTTAAGTAATGCTTGTTGAACACCTTCACCTGATACGTCACGTGTAATGCTAGTACTTTCGCCCTTACGTGCGATCTTATCAATCTCATCGATAAAAACAATACCGCGTTCTGCAAGTTTAGCATCACCGCCGGCAGCATTCACTAGCATACTAATCATGCTTTCAACGTCATCACCCACGTACCCTGCTTCAGTCAATGATGTAGCATCAGCAACTACAAATGGTACGTTAAGGTATTTCGCAACTGTTTTAGCCAATAGAGTTTTGCCGCTACCAGTAGGACCGATTAACAGTATGTTTCCTTTTTGGATTTCAATATCTTTTGACGGATTAGAGATACGTTTGTAATGATTAGCGATGGCAACACTCAATACAACTTTAGCATCTGATTGTCCAATAACATGTTGGTCTAGATAGTCTTTGATAGCAATAGGATCGTATTGTGTAATGTCCTTTTTTTCTATATCTTCAACACTAGATTCATCATCTATCAATTGATTGCACAATTCTATGCAACTACTACAAATAGCAACCGATTCGCTAACGATAAGTTTTTTAACATTATCTTTGTGGTTGCCGCAAAAATTACAATGATTTATTTTATTTTCAGAAGTCATAAAAATTTATTTGTGTGATTCTAAGAATTTTGCAATTCTTTCTTTCTCAGAATCAGATAATAACTCAATATTGTATTCTCCGCTATCTATTTTGGAGATTAAGAATTGAATATATTGGTTATCCTCTTGAAAAACCTCAGTCGAATCGCGGCTGATTTCCACCCAGCGCTTGCCATCGAACTTAAAGGCCCTATTAGGCAATGAATCTATACGCACGAAAACATCACCTTTGCTAGCCTCTTTAGGAAATTGAGATCCAAATCTAGATCCTAATTGTGCATCTGAATCAGCAGTTAAAAATAATTCAGGTTTTAATTCTCTTAACGCTTCTAGTCTCATTTGTTTTCCGTCATATGTAATATACCCATTAGTATTGATTGCATATGGTCTTTCTTTAGTCACATTCTCTGTGCTTATTTCATCTGTTGGTGTTGCATTAACTTCATCTGCAACAACAGTAACTGGCTCAGTAGTTTCTTCAATGGGTGTTTCAACGACTTCTTCAACTGGTTTAGTTACTGGTTCTTCTTTATAAACCATTGGTTGTAGATTTTTAAAACCACCTCCAGTCTTGTACAAATAAGGATGAGTGGCTTCATTGATGACAACATCTTGGGGTTCTATAGTTTCATTTATTGCAGGATAATCTTTAGGTAATTCAGGTTCAGGTTCAGGTTCAGGTTTTGATGTGTTTTCTTCTATTAATAACTTCTTGTCCCATTCTTTACTACTGTTTCCAGCCAACACTAATGCAATAGCCAATGGATCAAAGACAAGAACCAATATGATAATAACCCAACGAACTGCACGTTCCAATAAATTATTATCAGGATTGTCACCATAGATTAATGCTGCTATGTATTTTATTGGACCTACCTCAGCCTCAACTTTACGGTTTTCCGCTGCGATCGGAGCGCGTTCCTCATTTAATTGAGAGATTATTACCTGAGCGTCCGCAATGTCTTTTTGTAATTTGGCTCTTTCTCCTGCTTGCTGGCGTCTAATAGTTACTGCACGTTCTGCACTGTTTTCACTATCGCCACGGGTTAACCTAGCATCTACTTGTGCATCCATTTGCGTTAATGCTTTTCTTGCTAGATCAACGTTTTCACGTTGAGTTTTAATTTTTTCGTCTATTAAAGACAACTTAGCCTGAACATCCCCTGATACTAATCCACTATCCATATGTGCTTTGGATAAAAATCCAAAGATTCCCATGCTTGTCAATAGTGCTAGAACTACTACTGCAGGCACAAGATACAATTTGAGTACCCAACTTGCAAGATGCCAGTATTTCCGCAACCATACTGTCGTTACTATTTTACCTACTTCAAGTATGCTGCCCATTACAATAATGGGAATAACCGCACCTGCAAAGATAGCGGTTAAGCCCACAATACTGTAATAAGCGGCCACAGTACTCAATGAGAGCGCGGTTACTAGTGTTACATTAGTAAGATTGAATATTTTGTTTAAAGGCATAATGAGTATTTAGTCACTATTGCCTTCTATTTTATCTTCAGTTAATCCAAACAAATGACCATAATGGTCTACAAATTCAACCATTGGTAATACTAATTTTTGGTGTATTCCGGGCCCCTTTTTTACGTGGTAGGTGACAAACAATTCGTTGCCGTCCCGTTCTTTTATTTGAAAAACAGTGATGCTATTACCATCTTCAAATGTGTACGTTTTACCTACCAAATCATTGTACACGATTAATCCCGCTCTACGAAATTAGTATCACTATCAATATCGTAGGTAATGTCGTATCCACCTTTGCGATCAGTCCACCAATCATCATAATGATGATCCCATTCAAGGGCTACGTCATTGTCGCTGGCATCTAAAATTACATCTTCAATAAGAATGTCACCACTTTCCAAGTCTTTTAGAAATTGTTCAATTTCCTCTTCGGATTTATCAGGGTAAATTTCACTAAGTAGATCCTGATCAAAATCTAGTTTGAATTCACTAGTTACTTGGTGCCACTCTTTTTTTACTACTTGTACCATTATTTTTTCCTTTAAAAAAACTAGCCTCAGACTTTAGAATATCTTTATGTTGTATTGTAATAATTGTATATGTACGCTGATTATATCGAATGGGTAAATCTAAGAACACACTTACCTTTGGGCCTTCATCTTCAGATACTAGGGAATCATTAGCAACAGAACCGCGAAAGGGAATTTTATTGTAGAATCCACAAATTCTATCTCCCATTTTATATTTCGGTTGATAACGATTTTTCTGAAAATATTCGGCAATATTAGGCATCGTTAATCTCTTCACCAGTAGACCAAATTCCCTTATAGGTATATGGCTTTTGTTTCTCAAAAACTACGATACTATCGTAGACTGACATGCTATAAGTACCATCAACAGTGGGATCTTTTTGTACTTGACCTGCTGTATGATTGATATGAATTTGATCAATATACCCCTTACACTTGTTTAAGAAAGTATCAGGATTATTCAATGAACCATCAAACCACCCTTGATAACTAGTGTGCAGGTCTTCTACCATATAGATAGAGTTATAAGGCATTTTTGGATACAAGAATTGAAAGGATGAGTTGATATGATAATGCCTATGACTACCATCATCTAATACAACATCCGGTATACCAAATTCATCGATAACGCTTTGCAAAAAATTGTGATCCGATTGGTCACCAATGCGAATATGAATGTTATTTTTCTCGTATTGTTTACACGAAGGATCATTGTCGATACTGACAATCGTAGAAAGAGGGCCAAAGTAACGACTCCACATGTGACTAGAGCCACCGAGATATGTCCCGATTTCTAAAAAAGTTAGTGTGCGATTTCGATATTTCTCAAAATGCTTTTCGTAGATAGGGAAATAGTGCGTCCACTTGACACTAGGATAGTTTGGTTGATTAAGAAAGGACTCCCACAAATTCATATATAAATCTCCGAACTATTATTTAGTAGTCATTAGAGCAGTGAAGTTGCTAGGCACAACGATAGTTTGAACCTTACCGTTCTTAATACCTTCACTAATGTTCAGCATAGCCTGAGCCTGCATGAATTGGACACTCTGTGCAGAGTTGTTAGCCAGTGCTGCCATACGACGGCTTTCTGCCTCAGCAGTCTTAACTTCAACTTCCTTTTGCTTTAGTTCATTCTTACTACGAACCAGATCATTGGCACTAGCAACAACGCTATCAGCAGGAGTCATTTGACGAACCAGTACTTGTTGAATAGTAATGCTGGTGTCCAACTTCTCACTGGACAATGTAGCAGCCATTGCCTCACGAATCTTTTGTTCAATAGCAGCACGGTTATCATTCATATCCAGTGCTTCATATTCACGGGTAGCCTTGTACAATGCATTACGTGCTGCCTGAAACACGTAGTTGTACATTAGTAGAGTGTCTTCCTTGTTCTTAGCATGGAAACTTTGATTCTTGCTAGTGTAAAGTTCACTCACCTGATTAGGGTTGATGCTATAGATAACAGTAAGATCAACATCCTTCATAGTGCTATTATCCTTAGCCAATGGAGTCATGTTATCTACTGCAACTGCAACATCCTTGATAGGGAAAGTCAGCACATCACCAATCAGTGTTTGGTTGAAACTGCCAGGAAGCAATTCACCGGGCTTTACCTGCTTATCAAAGCCAACACGAACACCAACTTCACCAGTTTCGATACGGGCACAACCCGTAGCCAAAACAGCAGCAGCAACAACAGCAAGAGAGAAAATACGCTTCATATAACTTCCTTTAGAAAAAAATAACAATCAAGACCAATACTGCTAATGTCAGCAGAGAACATACTATACTATACCCTGCAATTTTAAGCAATTCTTTCTTACCCGAATTCGGGGTACTACTAAGAAACTTGATACCTGCAAAAAATACACCAAACAAAATCAAAAAAGTTAAAATCATCTTAATCATTTGTCATCCCTAAAACGAACAAAGCGAGGAAAACGCAAACTATATGTCCCGTCACGATTCTGCGTGATTACATCACAAAGAATTTCACAAGTTTTACCAATAACCAGATTACGGTCAACCCAAAGAGTATCTCTGTCATCGTCGCTAAAACCACTACCAACGTTGACATTAATCTCCTTTCCGTCATCTGCGCCTGCGCACACCAATGCTCCCAGGCGTCCAAAATTGCGTCCAGTACCTTCTTCAACACCGATCACCTCCAGATCGACAGTGAGTGTAGGCTTCCACTTCATCCAAAAAGTGTTACGCTTGCACTCGTAAGGGGCATCAACATCTTTGATCATGATGCCTTCGAAACCTGCAATAACTTGATCCTTAGCATATCTATCAAGTTGATCGCGACCAGCAGCAGTGTTAAGGTCTACCATGATATGTGGCAGAAGTTTAACATTGGACATGTTATCAATGATACTGCGGATATCTTCAAGAATGCGAACACGCCTGCAAAGCCGTGCATTCCAGAATCCGTTGCGAAAATCTTCAAGAGGAATAATATCAAAAATATTAAACACACTGTCATCTGCTTGTACATTTTCCTTACGGCGTGCCTGCCTCATAAGTTCTTGGAAGGTGTTACCTACGACCTCACCGTCAAGTACAAAGCCCATATCCATACCAGAAGCAGCCTTACGTACAATCTTTACCCAATCATCGGCTACTTGTTTTTCAATGTGTGTGAAGTTGTCAAAGATTTTACCGTTACGACTAAAACTGACAACGGTCACACTACCGTCGTCACTGGGGATAACCATCATCAATACACGAACACCATCCAACTTAGGCTCAAGTCGCTTCATGCCCTTCATTTCAGGGCGACCTTCACTGTTAGTGGCGAGTTGACAACCGAACACAGGAATCTCGTATTCAGTCTTCTTACAGATTTTGTTGATAGTCTTATCACTGATACCAGCCCGCATGTCACGGCGAATCACAGGAGCACAGAAATTATTCCACTCTACACTGTCAAAACGATATGCCATCTCCTCAATGGCATCACGGGCTGCATTACCCGTTAGTTGTCGTTTGCTCAACTTAATCAATAGTTCGTTGAAATCTTGCCAAGGATTTTCTGCATCAATAACACCTGCTGTGTCAGGCACTTGACGGACATTGAAAACCACAAATGGGTTGTAACACGCTTTTGTTAGTCCCAAAAAGATTTGGGCATTCACTGAACCCAAAGTAGCAGCCTCTAAGGCTTGTAGCAACACATCCTCTTTGTGCGTCCGACTATTATCCTCGTTCAACTTTTCTACCCAAGAAGCCGACATATGAATTCCTTTATTCAACAGTCTAGATTGTAACTGAGTTCGTAATATTTGTCAACTATTTGGAATAAATAAAAGTGAGGATCGCGGTATTGGAAGTACCCACCCTCTCTAATGCTAAATCGTTTAAAAGGAGCATCAGCATGACTATTTATTACCTAATGGTCAAGACGCACAATATAACTGGATTAAAGTATTTGTGCCAGACCAAAAAGAAAGATCCATACAGATACTTAGGGTCTGGTCTTGAATGGACAAAACATTTGAGAAACTACGGCAAAACTGTTAAAACAGAAATAATACTTACAACAACCGACAAACAAGAATTAAACGAAAAAGGTCGTTACTATAGTAATTTGTGGAAAATACTAACAGCAGTTGATGACTTCGGAAATAGAATTTGGGCCAATGCTATACCCGAAACGGGAGGGGGTCCCGGAGTTCCTAATCCAACGGATGAAATTAACAAGAAGAGGGCAGAAAAACTTAAAGGTAGAGTTTTCCCTCATATGAGAGCACCGAGGTCTGAGCAGACTAAAAATAAGATGAGTGTGTGGCAAAAAGGTGTTCCTAAGGGACCCATGAGTGAAGAACAGAAACAACTTCGTAGAGATAAACAAACAGGTATATTAAAAGGACCGCAACAAAAATTAACTTGTCATTGCGGTAAAACAGGTGGTGCTTCGTTGATGAAACGCTGGCACTTTGATATGTGTAAGTCCAATCCTTAACTGTCACCTATTTGCTTATCTTCCTTTAAGATGTTAAACAGTTCTAAACTACCGACCACTTCCATAGCCGCATCAACATTTTGAATAGCCTCTTCTAGTTTCTCTTTAGTTTTTTTCAAGGTATCACTACGCATACTACGAACATATTGGCTAGTAGTGACCATACGCTTTAGATCACATACCGAATCAACCTTCATCAATAACTCTATATTACAATCCGTATCATATGTACTACGGAACCCATTCAAGTGTGCAAGTTCGTCCCTTGACACTTCGCATAGTACGCGGTTACTATCAATTTTAGCAATTACTTTCATGTTTTAACTTCCGATTACTGTTCTTCTTTCAGGATTCGAACCAATCGTCGGTTACGTTCATCCTGTTCCTTACGTTCGCGGTTCTTATCGTGGGATTTTCCAAACAGCATACGATCATAATCACGCGCCCACGCAATACCACGAATCCACACTTCAAGATGTTCAATTGTACCCACAAATAACTCAGCGTCACGGCTATAGATAGGTAAACTATCTTCATCCTTGGGAACAACTGCCACTACATCACCATAGCCATGTATACTTGAGCACATCATGAAACCTAGACGGTCGCAACGTTCCTCTAGTTCATGAATTCTACGAATAAGGCTATATCCTGACATATTTAAACCTTTGCAATTTCCCGTCGTTCAACTTTACCGCAACATCCGCATTGTCGATATTGTTCAACATAATCATACACTCCGCGTCTAGACTTTAATGGGGTATCCCACATTAACCAGGTATGAATCCTAAGTCTACACAACCATTGTCTAGTTGCATATAGTGGCTCGTCTTTCAATGCACGTTTGGTGTTTTCATGTTTTATGTTCATTACCAACTTGAATTATAAAATACTTTACGTTTGAGAAACAATTCTGCCTTAGCATTGACACAGAATTTTAAATCATGTTCATGATAGTAATCATCACTAGGATTACCAAAAAAGAATCCTTGGGTCCCTAGTTTAGATACCTTACCTGATTTAATGTCCTTTTCAAGCCTATCAACATCATCCCATGTTAGTTCAAGTTCAACTCCATTGAAGTCAGTAGGAGGATATTTATCCTCAAGAAACTGATCACTGTCAACTGTAGGGACATTGAGTTTTTCTAGCCAAAGACGCTCCATCCAACCTTGAAGGTTAGGATGTTTACGCCAGTAAGCAATCTCTTGCCTACTAGAATCATCATAATCCGTTTGGGCTTTGCTAGCCACGTATGCGTATTGATCAAGTCCCATAATTACACCCTAAAGATTTTTTCAAGTACGGCAGAGGCAATGTCTGTTTCATCAAAACCGTCATAGGTCTCAGCCAACAACATATGATAAACAACATGAGCGTCTCTACCGTAAATAGACAGAATTTTATTTATAGTAGACATATCTTTTGCATTCCACATTAAATCGGCAATGTGTGATTGC